TACACCGTGATTATCGTTAGAACCATCTACAGCGTTTCCATCAATGTCATCTTGAATAACGAAAGTGTTAGCATTTTCGTCATAAAGACCAGTATATGATAAGTGTAATCTACCTTGTTCAGACCAAATTACTTGGTCAGAAGCCATAGACTCTTCAGCTCCTACTTGTGAAAGAAATCCTGAGATAGTTCTGTTTCCAAAAACCTCAGCTTCTTTTTCCATAAGATCTGGTAAAAATTGTTGGCCCCAGTCGTTACCTGAGCCACTTGTAAAATCGATGTAGTTTGAAGATAGTGTTGCCTTCTGTGAAGCAGGTACACTATTCAGACTACCAGCGGTTCCCGAATGACCGGGACCCGGATTACTTATTGCCATTTTTTCTAATTTTTAATTATTTTTTACTTTTAATTTTGAATTTAAAATCAGCAGAATTATCACCTAACGCTCTTACTTTAATACCACCCGATTCAACTATGTTACCGTGTTGTTGTCTTGGGTCCATATCAATGTTTTTGGATTTAGCGACACTTTCTTTTAGAGCATCAGCCTTACCTTGTTCGTAAAAGTGATTAGCGATAGCATCAGAATTCATAGCAGTATACAAAGCTTTATGGTAACCTTTAGCGTCTTCCATTTGATTATCTTTGTTCAAAAACTTTTTAACAAAGTTGTTAATATCGCTTTGAGATTCTTTTACATCATTAGTATTTTTAATATTAAACCTATATCTTTTGTCTCCAACTTCATATTCAAAACCTTTGAATTTATCGTTAAAAACATTTTCAGTTTTATTTAAAAATGTTGATTTAGCTTGTTTCTGTAATTTCTGACCTTTCTCTGATTCCTTATTGTATCTATCGAAGAATTCAATTGCATTTTGTTGATCGGGGGTTAACTTACTCCCAGCTTTGATATCTTCATAGTATTTGGACTTTAGCCCGTCCAAGTGGCTTTTAGCGTCGGCAACTTGCTCTTTTAACGCTAGTTTTTTTCTTTTAATATCTCTTTCCTCATCTGTTTCTTCATCAAAAGAAAATTGATCTTCCATTAAAAAATCAATTTCATCTCCTTGTAAATGAGGTTTTGTAGTTCTATAATATTCTTTTAATAAAGTATGATTATCCATTTCAGAATAATCCTTATTAAGTTTTACATAATCTTTTAAGTCCCCACCTGTATCATCCATAAAGTTCATTAGTTTTTGAACATTTTCGGGTAATTCAACTCCTTTTTCTATTGATTCTACTATTTCTTTCTCAACAACTTCTGCTACTTCTTCAACATCAGAGGTTTCGTTTGTGACTTCTTCTATAACAGGCGTGTCTACTTGTTCTGTTGCTTCTGTTGGTTTTTCTTCTGGAACTTTTATTTCTTCAACTGGAGTTGAGGTATCTACTTTCGTAATTTCTTCAGCTTTCTCTTTAAGTTCTTTAAGATCTACTTTAACAATCTCAGGAGTTTTTTCGAATTTTTTTACTTTAGGTTTTTTGATCTTAATTTTTTCGACTGTATTGTCTACTTTTGGTTCTTCAATAGTTTGTTCAACTACTGGTTCTTTTTTCTTTCTTGCCATAATATAATATAATAATAGTTAATAATTTGTTTTTTATTTAGGTTCAAATGCACCTAACCTCATTCCTCCTCCAATTACATCGTTACCAGAAGATTCAAATGGTTTTTCTTTTACTTGTTCTCTTTCTTTCATTAATTCCTTTTGTTGTACTCCACTAATAGCTTGTCTACGATCGGTTCTATTCTCTCTTGTGTTGTCTTTCTCTCTATTAGATTCGATATCCATCTGTTTTAACTTTAAGTTAATTTCATATTCATGATCCATTAAAGATCTTTTAACTTCAGCTTCAACTTGTAATGTTTGTTGTTTCATTTTTGCTTTAACTTGTTCTATTTGAATCTCATTTTGAACTAAAGCTTGTTGTTTTTGAATTTCAGCTTGAGCTGCAGCTTGTTGTTGTGCTGCGTTTGCTTCTGCTTGAGCTTTCATATTTTCTTGCGCTATTTGTTGTTCTTTTTGTTGTTTCTTTTTTCTTCTTAATTTCAATAATTGATTAGCAAGTTTAATATTTTTTATTTCTCTAAGATCTATAGCATCTTCTAAATCTATAGATTGTTGTGCCAATGCTCCTTGTATATTATTTTCTAAAATTTGTTTTTGTTCTTCATCGGGATCTAATTCTAAAAATATACCAAAATCATATAAATATAATTCTGTCATTTCTTCTAATGTAGCGACATTATGCGCTCCTATTGCTTGTATAAAAGCATCTTTTGTTGGAGAATATTCTATAATATCAGATATTCTAAGTGATAATGCTTCGCAAATTTCTACTGATACAAAAAGTCCCGCGTTTAATATATGTCTTGTAGCTGTATTAGAATTAGCTGCGGCCATTTTTTGTACACCAACTAATGATCTTTCATCTGGCATACTACCATCTCTAGCCTCGTTTAATCCGGTTGTATCTCTAATCATCTGTAAGTA